CTGGATCTGCTGCTTCTGCGCCTGCGCACCCAGCAACGCGTTAGACACCTGCGCTACTTGCCCAATCCCTTGCAGGTAATTGGGCTGTTGAATATTGCCGATGATGCGAGGATCGACGTTTTCTAGTGCCATGTTTGACCTTAACCGTAGGGGACGCCTTGCGGGCTGCTCATATCAACCGGATAGCTTTGCGCGCTTTGTTGACCGCCATACAGGCTATTCTGCGCACCGCCGCCAAGTGCCTGATTCAGATAATAGCCCTGAATGCCGTTACCAATGGCGCCATTCACGGCGTTGCCCATGTTGGTATAGGCCGCTGCCTGTGCGTTCCCGGCCCCGATTAGCGCATTGCCCACATTACCAGCCACCTGGATACCGGCATTACCGACGCCAGCCGCCGCATTTTGGCCGAGGCTTACCAGCCCGGACAGACGATTGGCCGCGTTTTGACCTACCTGATAATTGGTGTTGAAGTTCTGCAGCGCATTCTGATACTGCTGCTGGTAGGTCTGGCTCGCCAATCCCGTACCGAACTGTTCCGCGCCCTTGATCTGCGCGCCGGAATAGCCCAATCCCTTCGCTGCTGCCGAGTTCTGCACGCCTTTCAATCCTTGTTGCAGCGCAAACTGATAGCCAGGCGTCTGTTCTAGCTGCGCCATCGTTGGATTGAACGAGAACTGTGGACTGAGCTGGCCGCTGGCTAGCATCTGCTGATACTGCGACAGCGCATCCTGTCCCGCCTGCATATAAGGCGATTGATTCTGCTGCATCTGATCCAGCGCGGCATATTGCACGCCAGCCGCCGTATTGGCAGCATCCTGTTGCGCGCCAGCCGCCTTATTCCCTGCCATCGTGGTAGCCACGCCGCCCACCACTGCGCCGCCAATCACTGCCGCTGCGACCATTTCAGTCCTCCCCCAACCAAAGGCTGTAGGTGTTTTCTACATGTTCAAACTTACGGCGCCGGAAGATGATGCCGATATCCTTATGCACCTTCGTGCCCATGAACCAGCGCTTGACGCCACGTCGCTTCAATTCCGCCTTCGCGCAGTCAATCATCGCCAGCACGCCTTTGCCGAACGGATCGCGATGATTAGGCGACACGAACAAAATATCCATGATCGCCGTTAGACACGTGCTGTAGTGCAACCCGGGCGCCACGAACAGGATGATGTAGCCGATCAAAGCCCCATTCTCACGCAGCGTCACGAAGCACAATCCCTCGGCTTTCTCGCGCGCATCGTAGACATGCCACTGCGGCGACAGCGGAACGTGCTCCTTATTGAGCGCCAGTTCCTCATAGTGCGTATCGAGGAGCGTTTTCAACTCCTCAACGTTCTGCATGAAGGGTTCGATCTGGGCGGTAATCATCGCTTCAGGCGTAGGTCAATCACCATATGGATACGATCCACCGCGCTGTTATTCTGTACCTCGTGCTCAAGCAGATTTTCGAACCACCATATTTCCCCCGCTGCCATGTGAACCACTTCATCGTCACAGCGGAAATTGCAGCCCGGTCCGCTCTGCAGGCTTACGTGGAAGCGGTCCCAGTATGTCGCATGCTCCGGCGTATCCTTGTGCGGGAAAATCACGCCGCCCGGCTTGATCTTGTTGATCATGATGCGGCCCAGGCGCGTCGCCTTCGTGTAGGCCATCAGCCCATACACAATCGAATGCGCCTCGGGCAGAAGATCCCACGCGGGATAGAAGATGCTTTCGTGCTGATCGAACTGCGATGCGCCCTGCTTGTACTTCTCCAATTCGGCCTCTTGCTCGAATACCCGCTTTTCGGGGAATCGCAGCATGATCGATTCGACTTCGCCAAACGGGCCTTGCGGATAATCGCGCAGATAGGTATCCGCCTTCCACAGTTCCGGCTGCCGCTTGATCGACAGCAGCAGAGGAAGAACATCGTTTTGCCCGATTCGCTGAAAATTATTCATGTGGCATCCATTTATTATGCCGACATTTTATACGCTTTCGGCTCCGCCGACTGTCAGAGTTACGCCATTACCTGCGGCATAGATCGATTGTCCCAGACTGAGCTTTTGGTTAATCAGCCCGAACACCGGCAGCGCCGTGCCTGCTGCGACGACGACATTATCCACCCGCGTGGCATCTGTCGCGCTACCCGAAGCAGGCACAATGAAAACCTGCACCGTCACCGGAGAACCCGTCGGATTCCACACTTGCGCCGCATGGATGGCTGCCTGAATTGGCGTGGTTGCGGTATAAACTGCCGCAGGCGTGCCAGTCAGAACGTTCTGAGAGAGCGTTTTCCAAGTAATAGTCATGTTTTACCTTACGCGCCTAGCGCGGATAAAGCCGTCCACGGTCGCTGTGCTGGTAGCCACTCCGGCAAACGCAACCAGATAAACAGTGGTAGTGGCTGACAGGCTCATGCGAACGATTGGGGAGACATAGACGCCACTGGCGCCCGCCGTCTTGGGCGTGCCTTCCACTGTTCGCGTGCCCAACGTCGTCGGGATGGTGGCCGAAGTGGTGGTAATGCCAACCTGGACATTGCTAAGAACGGTCGTCCCGGCCGGGTTGAACCCGATCACGCCGCTAACGTCCCAATCCCCGGCTGTCAGAGATACGCTGGTTGCGTTGGTCGAGGTGTTGTTAGGCAGGTTAGTGCCGGTAGTCGTGTTGCTTAACAGCTCTCCGACGCTTCCCGCGTTGGCATTGTTGTTGGTCGTCGTGCCGACAATGCCTGCGGTTTGTGACGGCGTAATCGTGCTGCTGGCCGTGATCGTGGTAAATGCGCCACTATTCGCCGTGGTATTGCCAATCGATGGAGGTGACGCAAACAGCGCGGTAAATCCGGCTCCCGATACCGTACTCGTTGCACTTAGCGTCGTAAAGGCGCCGCTGCTTGGCGTGGTGTTGCCAATTGCCGGGGGTGCCGCATACCTTGCAATGGCCTGCGCTACGGTGTCGTAAGAATAAGGCGGGGCATAAACAACTTCCGCGCCCTTCTGGTCTGCCGTTTTGACAATCGGAACAGCATATGTCTCAATGCGCTGCAGCAGATTGGACGGATTGAACGGCGCAAAGACACCCTCCGCATCAATCTCCTTGCCTTGCGCCGTGACAATCGACGTCAGTGCATCGAACTCGTCTTGCGTCGCAAAATTGGTCCCCGCCGACCCGCCCGTACGCAACTGAAGCTGAAACAGATATCGATACCAAGGCTCATTCACCAGCCCATCCTTCAGGAAAGGCGTGGCGAATGATGGCATTGGAGCCGATAGATTGGCCATCAGGCGAGCTGAGGCACCAGCGCGAGCAGGAAGTTCGCCGCCGTGCTGTCTGCGGTGCCGGGACCGACGATCGTCAGCGTATCGCCCGCGACGAATGTCACATCGTTAGCAAAGCTAAACGTGGCAGAAGTACCACCCGCGCCAATCGTGGCCGTCCCGATCGAACTGCCATTCTTGTTGATCGTCAGCACGGTCGAAGCGGTAGCAGCAACGGTCACGACAATCCGGCTCAGCGGCAGGTTTTTCGGTAGGCGCATGAAGTTCAGCGCGACATAGCCGTAAATGACCTGGCTGTTAGCCGGCTTGCCCGAGAAGAATTCCGACAATGGGCCGGTCGGCTGGCTGAACTGCCAGTTTTGAATATCGGTAACGCGCAGATTCGGCGAATTGCCGTTTTTCACTACGTACAGATCTTCGTTGCCAGTAAGGACGCGAGGCATATAGGGCTCCTATTGATTAGCCTTGTAATACTCTAGAAAGGCTCCATTGAGAGCCGTTTTAACGGGCGATGACCACGACAGTTCAAATACCCTGTCGCGGGCCATACCCAACCGCTGAAACTGCACGCTGCGAATATAATCCCCTTCCTTGCCGATGGTATCGCTAATCGCATTGCCCCAAGTTCGGCCGGCCGTATCACTCCAGCGCAGGAAAACCGGAATCGGCTCGTTCAGCCCATCGCCATTCCCCACTTCCATCGCCGCGATAAACTCCCGATACATCATTCGATCACCGGAGTCCATCAAATGCGGGAAGGATCGAATGCGCGGAATCGGATTACCCACGTCAGTATAAACGTTTAGGTCCAGCGCATAAAGATTACCGCTCTGCCAATCCCCGACCACGTGGGTATTATTGAAGAAGGCAAAGCAGTTGGCGCGATGGCGGTGGAAATTGCCGTCCGCATCCAGCCAGACGCGCTCGTGCCATTGTTCCGTGCTCAGATCAAAGCACCAGGTGCGATCTGCAGTCGGAAACGTCAGGAAATAGAATAGATGGCCGTCTTGCTGGTAGGTGAAGCCAATCGCATCGTCAATCCGTGCATAGGACTGGAATTCGACTTCCATCGCATGGGTGGAAATCCGCCGCGCTTCATAGCCAATGGATCGCATCACCATCGCGTGGCCTTGCGGGTCTAGCGACAGCCAATAAATGCTTCCATCCATCTGGCTAATCGAGCTAGCCGAGGCGCAACCGTGTTGCATAAAGACGCCATCAATGCGCCCAAACGTGAATGCGGTGTCACCGGTATTGGCCCAGACTTCCGTGGTTTGCGTGCCGAACAGCCAGACATTGCGCTTGGTGACGCACGTGGCGACGATCGGATCGGAATAGCCCAGTTTGGACGCGAAATCGAGCGGATCGAACGTGGACGCCTCAAACAGCGAGATATACCATTGCTTGGCATTCAGCTTGCTATTCAGGATGAAATAGCCATCCACGAAATCCACGCGATCTGCGCCCGCAAAGGATGGATCAGTGATCTTATGCAGAGTGCCAGTCGCCAGCGTCACCGTCCAGCCGCTGGGCGAGCCGTCCACGATCATCAGGTCAATGGAGTTATCGACCATCGACACGAAGCCCGACGAGCTGTCAATCGTGCCGAGACTGGCCATCGTCCAGTCGGCATTCACCTTGTAGACCGTGTTACCCGCGACGCCGTAAAGCTGCTGATTGGAGGCGAGGAATAGCTGCCGCCATGGCTGATTGTTCGTGGCGGTGGCGAGCAGACGAAGTCCAGGAGTACAGTATTGTGTCGTCGGAAACGGAGAATCTTCAGGATTCGTTTCGCTATACAAATTTACTGAGCGCTGGGCATTGGCAATAATGCTTCTCGCCATATAAGCGCCAAGCTTTAGAGGAATGCGCTTAGCATCACCCATGGTTTACAAATTCTCCATGAAGCATTTCCGCCGCCAAGCATCGGAATTCATAAGCTAGTTCAGCAGTTTTGAACCTGCCAAGATACTTATCTTTGCCGTGGCTCCGAATATTAGCACACCAAATCCCATCTCTTTTATCTTGTGTGATGCCTTTATACCCATGCGAGTTATTTGCTTGAGCGCCCCTATTCATTCCATTTTGTGATGGAGTGCATACGCGAAGATTCTCACGTTTGTTGTTAAACGTGTTTCCGTCAATGTGATCAACCCACATACCTTGAGGCGGATTCATCAGGAGCCTATGCAGGTAGACGCTCTTCCCTTCTATGCGAGTAGCCAAGTATTTTTTTACGATGAGACGCCATGTGTACTTGGAAACCATTTCTTTGTCAGAATCGCTAACCTCGAAAGGAACGCCCTTACTGGTATAAATGATAGCCATCAGAAGCCCCCGGAGATCGGCACATCGCCATAGATCGAGTACGTGCCCCTGTGCGCCTGGAAGATATCCGGCATCACCAAACGCGGGATTTGCGCGTTGGCTTCCTCGATGGCGTCCATCGTCGCTTTGGCTTTGCCTTGCACGACCGGATTCACCGGCAGCCCGTACATCGGGTACAGCTCCAGCGCCAGGTTGTACATCAGCGCGGCCTTGTACTCATCCGGCAGCACGATCTGATCTGACACATTCACGAACGATTGCAGTTGCTGCATCACTGTGATGTGGATTTCATACAGATTTGACGGGATCGGCCAGACAAACAGGTTGCCGAGCGGATAGCCCGCATCGTAGAAGGCGAACTGCGGGAAGGCGTTCAGCGTCTTCAGTTGGATGCGGTCGTAATCCTCGCGCGCGCGCAGCACCTTGAGCGGATAGTCCACCGGGAATCCACCACCAGCCGGAAACTGGCGGAAGTAGGCGAATTCCAGCTTGGAGGGCCGTGCGATGTTGAAATCACCACCTGTCCCGACCGTGTAGGACTGCGCGCCCGTGGCAAGTTTCTGCGCCTCGACCAGTTGATAGACCATGTAGCGACGGCGTTGCCATTGCTTCATCATCATATTCATGATCTGGAAGGCGTCGTTGGTGTCTTCCGCAGACGGATCTTGCCCGACACCAAGCACATTCGCCATTTTCAGGGAAAGCTTGATAATGTCGAGCGGTGTTGTCGGTAGAGGATTCGTCATTGATTTTCCATATCAGAAAATGCCCGCTCGGGGTGGGCTGCTTTCATTTATAGCGAGCCGGCGCCGACCAATTCCCACGTAGAACTGGTGCGGCGATGCTCGCACCATTGACTGGCGGCATTCAGCACCTTGGCTCCTACCGTCAGGTTAAATGCACCTGTTGCCGAAGCGCCGCGCACCGTGCGCACAATATCGCCCTCCGTCGGATTCGTTGCATTGAGCGTCACGGTACGATCTGCCGTCAGCGCCGTGTTGTATGACACGATAAGATAGGCTGATGCGGCGGTCGTGTAGTTCGAATCGCCCAGCGACGAACGCATCGACGATCGCGTCGCGGTGACCTTGGTAGTCGCGGAATCATTCACTGCCGTACTTGTGTAATCGCCTGACACGCCCTTAACGCGCGATTTCGTGGTGTTCGCGCCAATCGTAATTACGGTTGTTTGCGCAGAGCCGCGAAGGTCAATATCGTCGACACTGACGTAGCCGCAGAAGTCTGCAAACACCGCAGACTGTGCCGAATGGTTGGCGTTATTATCGCGCCCCTTGATGGCTCCATAGTACACGTCTGCCACCTGTTGCACACGTGCCGCGCTGCCGCCATTACTCTGAAAATATCCATCAATCTGCACGACGCCGGCCCCGGCGTTCGATCCGGTATTGTCGATATTGACCGCATCCACCTGCGTGGCCCCCACAGCGAGCCCGTTGGATTCGAATCGCGAAGATGGCGTCACAATCACGCGGCTGACACCGGTCAATTGCATACCGCGATTGGCTGCGCCCGTCACCAGATTTTTTACGGTAACACCAACATTTCGGCCGCCAGAAGCGGCCCCATAAATGCCATGCCGGGCCGCGTTGTAGTTCGGCGTATCCAATACGACATCCTCTGCACCAAAGACCGCCACGTTATTTCCGTACAGGCCATTGACGTCGGTATAAGCTGCCGGGATCTTGGCACCATTCAGCGAGCCGCCCACGAAGGTTGAACCACGGGCGGAGACAAATAGGCTTCGCGCATAATTGTCGAATGCGTGACAGTCCAGAAAGGAAACCCGATAGTTTCGATCGAGTGAGCCATTGATTTCAGCAGAATAGCCGCCGCCAGGTCCAGGTGCGTTGACGGGATCATTGTTGCCATTGCTCCATGAGTAGCACCGCGCGAATTCTGCTGTACTCCCGTATGCCGTCATACCAAAGCCGGTATTGCCGTAGGCCAGACATTCACTAACCTGCACCTTGGCCCATGTGTTGGGATTGGTATCGCTGTAATCCTGCGGATCAAAATCGACCGAAATACCATTATCCCAACGCGCAGCAGAACCGATGCAGCGATGGAAAATTCCACCGCGCGCCTGAAATGTACGAAGGCTGTTGACCAGCCCATTATCGCCTTGAATGTTGCTGCAAATGAAATTCTTCACCCATTTGAACGTCACGCAACTGTAAAGCGTGTCGGCCGTGCTGTAGGTGTAACCGGTCATGGCCGATGCATTGCCGTCAATTTTGACAAGTCGCGGCGCGATCAGGCCGACATTCTCAATTTCTCCAGCACCGCTCGACGTCCCGGAGAACATGAAAGCGCTCGCCTTTGTGGTCTTTGTCAGTTTGACCTTGTCATGCAGAACGATCACCACGTTACTGAAATCTACCGTGACGACGTCCGAGATCTGATAGCCAGCTCCGCCAATATAGGTCGCCTCCAATACGCCGCCGCCGATGGATTCCAGATAGGCCAGAGCGCGATTGAAGGCTGGAAGGTGATCCCCAGCGTCGGTTGGCTTCACATAGTCTAAAAGACTAACGCGCTCTCTTAGTTTAGCTAGGACCGTAGAGCCAGCGGCGCCGATTCCGGCAGCCAAGAACCCCAATGCCCCATTAATCGCGTATGCAGAAACATCCGAAACCGAAATCGGAGCTTGACCGTTCCATGAATACAGACGTTCCTGACCTGACAGCATGTTTATTCCTTGGCTTTAGGCGGGCGACCACGTCGCGGCTTGTCTGGCGTCGATTCGTCTTTCTCGCCAGGATGCTCAGAGATAGCAGATTCGCTAACTTCGCTAGAACCGAGTGCCGCCGCTTCTTCAAACGCATTATCCACTTTTACGTACGAGCCGTCAGCCAGATACACCAGCTTCGGGTATTCGACGTACGCGGCAGGCTTGGGCGGCTCGCCCCAGACGATATAGCAACTGCCCGCGAGCTTATTGATGGTCTGCTGGTCCATGATTTCTATGTGAAAAGTCCCCCTAGACCTTTTGAGACTAGAGGGACTTTGGCCGATTAAACCCTACGCTATACCGCTGCCGTCATACCTTGTCGGCAACCACGGCGGACCATTCCGGACGAATCGCGCTAAAGCCGTACAAAATGTCCAATCTCGTGATAATATCATCGTTAGTGACGTCATAGGCACTTATCATGCGCATCGATACGCCGTCATATTCGGCACGCGCAGCCTCGATCACGCCAGCCGTCGGCATTTCCAGATCCGCCGTGGCCAGGGTGAACGCTTCCGGGTAGAACGTGAGGTTCTTACGGAAGGTCGCGCTGGCGCCGCCGATCAGGGTGATGGCTGCGCTGTTGGCAGGCGAAGCCGTGACGGTATTGAACGCAGCCGGAGCCGGGGTGATGGCCGGGTAGATCGGAATCGACGTCGCGCCGCTCGACACGTTGGCGGTCACCACGAACTGACGCAGCTCACCCTGATCGTTGCCGGTCAGACGGTTGATCGCATTCACACCAGCGATGGTGATGATGTCGCCCTTGTTGAGCGTGCCGGTAATGGCGTTCGTGGTCAGGGTCGTGCCGGTCTGCGAAGCGCCGTTGACCGTGCCAGCGGTGAAGGTGCCGTTGGTGTGCAGGATCGAAGTTTGATCGTAGAGCCAATCGAAACCCAGCGTGTCCTTCGCCATCAGGCCCGATTCGTACTGGTCGCTAATCTTGACCTGCGGATTGAACAGGCCAGCCAGCGACGAGACGGTACGCGCTTGGGTGCGAACGTCTTGCACCACCATGCGATCCATACGCGGGGCAAGGTTCAGGTCCAGCAGCGCACCAGCTTGCAGCCAAGTGTCAGCCACCGGAGTCTGGATCGCGCCAGTGCCGTCGAAATTGGCCACCAGGTTGCAGGACGAATCCGCCACGGTCATCAGATCCGCCGCGACCGAAGCCGCCAGACGATTGACAGCGGGCGCGAGAATACGCGAGCTGTAGTCGTCGAGGCTCATGGTCTTTTCGGCAGTGCCGAAAGCCACGGCGACGTTCTTCTGAGTGGCGACGGTCAGCGAGGTGTTCTGTTCGCTGGTGCCCTGCGGCGTTACGGCCTTGCCGGTCGAAACGGTGTAGTCATTCGGCAGGCGGATACGCAGGGTGTTGCCGATCTTAGCACCCGAACGGGCGAATTGATCGTCGTATTGCTTGGAGACCGTACGCAGGAAAGCGTTGGTCTGGACGAACAGGCGGAGAGCCTCATTCGTGATCTGATTGATGGTAAGAAACGAGTTCGTTGCCATTTAGAATGCTCCGATTTTATCGTCGCCGTTTGGCATGCTGATTCCGGTAAGCGATCCACGCTTTGGTGTCGCTCGGATCAGGCACGCCCTCGGCAGATCCCTTGCCGCCGATTGGCTCGACAGGCTCAGGCGCTTTAGACACAGGTTTTTGCAAAGCCTTGCTGGCGGTCTGCGTGAGCTTCGTCAGTTCCGAGGCCATCCGGGCCGGCGTCATTTTGCTGATCCGCTCGAATTCATCGAAGTTTTCCGGCTTACCGAGATACCACAGCGCCTTATGGACGCCATCGACCTCTGTCGCCACCGACAGAAATTCCGTGCTCAGGCCGAAATACTGATTCAGATTCCCGATGGAGGTATCAAAATCAGCGATTTCCTTCTTGCCGGTTTCTGCCACTTCGTTGCATCGATTGTTGAATCGCTCCACTGCGCGATCCTGTTCAGCAATCTGTTGCGCCAGCGTGCGAATATCGCCTTGAATCGGCTGATTCGGCTGCACTTCACCGCTTTGCATTGCTTCTAGCTTCGCTTGGAGTTGCCGGGCCGTTTCTGCGGCTTCAGCAGCTTTACGCTCTGCTTCATGGCGCTTTGCAGTCAGTTCTCCAAATCGCTTCTTTGCCCATTCCGGCACGTCTGCAGTGGATTTCTGCTGCTCTACTTCCCCTGTGGCCTGCTCAGGAGCATTATTCACGGCCTGTTCTTGCGTTTCGGCGTTAGCCTCGGAAGCAATTCCGCTCTCGATTTCTTCCATGATTCCTCATGTGGATTAACCCGGTTATACGTCCGGTAACGTCACGATTATATACAGATTTTAAGCCTGCGCTTTGTCTTTCTCAAGGCAGGTTAATCGGATTCGGGCTTTCAGATCGGCGGAAGCGCGGTCAAACTCGTCCTGCGAGATCCCATCCGCAATCCGGTTATTCATTTTCTCGCCCGCATCGACCGACTGCGCAGTTTCCCAGTGCTTGACGCAGTAAGCGCCCCGATATCGGCTAAAAATGCCGGTGTCCGCCTGGCAAATCTCACATTTGTACGCTGCCATTTTGCTCCGCCAGTAGGCCCATCTGATAAGCGTCTGCCCCGGTCGATTCCCCCGGCTGGTTGCCAATCATCAGGTCCGGGCCGTTGAGAATCTCAAACAGCAGATCCTTGATAATCGGTCGCAACGCCGCTTCGCCCATGAAATCCTTGAGCTTGTCCATACGCTCGGTTTCGGCCTTGTAGGCGGCGATATTCGTGGTGTTTTCTTTGTCCAGCCGCACGCCAAGATGGTTCAGATTGGCAATATCGGTCGCCTTTTGCTTGATCTGGAGTTCCTGTTCCTTGTCATTGAGCTTCTGCTGCAAGCCCTTGATCAGTTCCATTGCACCCTGTAGTTGCTGCTGCATCTGCTGCATTTCCGGCGTCGGGCCACCGTTGAGAATCTGCGGCGGAATCCAGTTTTGCAGGCGTTCGGCCATCTCTTGAGCGAGCGGGAAGTCAGCGGACTTGAACAGCAGATCCCCGATCACCTGGACGAGCTGAGGGTTGCCGATCAGAATTTCCTTGGTCGCGTTGAATGCTTCCTCGCGCTTGGTGTCGTAGTTCGGGCCCACATCGGCCACCACATCAAACGTGCCGACATTCGGATTGAAAATCTTCTCGATCTGACCCGTGAGCACGTTGCGGCGCTGCACCATCGCCTCTTTCTGCTGCGGATTGATCTGCACCGTTTCTTCTTCGCCATCTTCGCCAAGAATGCGAATAATGCGCTCTGTGTCGTAAATCTTCGGGATCAGGTCAATCAGTTGCTTGCCGGTAAAGCGGATCGCTTTCGCCATCCCGTCGATAAAGTGATAGGTCGCCTTGTCGCCCTGGCGCTGGCGCTCATCGATGGCCACGCCGGAACGCTCGTTCGACTTCTGGCCAAACTGGGCTTCATATTGCCCGCTGGTCATCATCATTTCATTGGCCGCCATCTGAGCGCCTTCCATGAAGCCGGGAGCGCTAGAAGGTGGCTGCTGACGATTCGGCGCCTGTACCGGCTGGCCTTGCTCGTCGGTGCCGTTGTAGGGCAAGAACGAATGGTTATCGCGGTTCGCAGTGGACCAGTAGTTCTCCAGCCCTTCAAAGGCTTCCACCGGGCCGACATATGGTGTCTTGGACTGCAGCGCCACAAACTCAACCTGCGAGGACGAGTTGTAGTTGTACATGCGCTGGGCATCCTTCATGTACCGGACCAGGCCCTTACGCTCCAGCTTGCCGTCAATCACGACTTCCTCACCGACACAGCGCACGATCGGAATGTACTTGCCCGCCCATTGCTTCTGGTCGATCACCGCATTGCCAGCAATCAGATACCAATTGACTTGGTTCTTCTTGACGCGACGGCGCTTCACGTCCGGCGCCTTCTTCAGCAGCCTGGCTTGGGCTTTGGTGAATTCGGACTCTCGCTTGAATACCGTGCTGCCATCCTCTTGGGTGATGGCGAACATGTACTCTTTGGACTCATCCAGCTCGTAATACTCCGCGATCCGGATATGGTCTTTCTGCACCCAGCCGCGCATGTCACCCGTGAAGGCGCCGTTCTCGCTGCCTGCTGAGTCCGGATACTTGCGCAGGAATTCATCCTTAAGCATTTCATCAAAGATGAAGGCAAATTTGGCATCCGAGCCGTCTAGCTCTTTGATATCCGGGTCCATGGCCACGGCGAGCGGGTCCGGCACCTGGCGGATGAAAATCTCCTGATCGAAGCCGTTATCGTCGGTGTATTCCGTCAGGATGCGCCAGTAGCCAATGCCGCCGCCTACTTGGAACTCCGAGGCGCGATCGTAAGCCGTCTGGGCGTTGCTGATGTACTCGATGTGGCGAATGATGCCCTCAAAGACTTGGGCGGATTCATAGGTCGCACCATTGCCGACCGGATGCACCTTCGCGCTGGGCTTGTTCTGCTTGCCATCGTTGACGACCATCAGCCAGTGCTGGTGCGTCTTGTTGATGGTGAGCATCGGGCGACCGTCAATCTGGCGGTTGTACCGGACCTGATCGGGCCACTGATAATTGTTGTCCGGATCGCCAAACAGGAAGCGGATATCGTCCTGAAACCGTGCCCGCTGGTCCCGCTCCCATTCAATGGTGCGGGTGAAACGGCGTTGAGCCCGTTCTACGATATCGTCTTCGGCAGTAGCCATATGTCAGCCCATCCAAGCCCCAGCGACTGGCCGGGTTAGCATTTTTGGTTTGCTGTCAGGCTTATTCAGCCCTTTCAGCTTCGGTTCTTTCAACGCAATGGCCATGTATCGGAAGGCATCGGCGGCGTGCGAGGCCCAGTCGTGCAACGGATTCTTGCTATAAACCCTCGTTTCCGGGTCAACCTCATACCGATAATGCCGCAACGCATTAATGCCGTCCGCACATTTATCTGCGTCAAACCACAAATTTGAGAACATTGTCCGCGCCGCATCAATACCATGCGCCACTGACATTTTAGGCGTAATTCGCACTTTAAAGCCAGCGCCGCGCATTTGCTGCTCAATGGTTCGTTCCGAGGCGAGTAGTTCGGACTGAGCGTCATGGGGCAGCCAGCATTCCCCGTAGACATATTCCAGGCCCTGCAGATGCTTCATATAGTGCCCGATCGCCTCGCCCGAGTTCTCGTAATAATCGATCACTCGGAACTCAAATCCCACGATCTGCACGAACCAGATGGCCGTCTTGTCGGCCCGGCCCAAGTCCCAAAACGTTTGCACGGCCTTGGATGGGTCATATTTCACGTTCGTGAATCTATTTTCCTCTTCGGCCTTGCGCAGTTCCTTGGCATAGATCGCGCCGTCCAGCATCTTCTTGGTGTAGCCCAGCCAGATGTGGTTATAGGCGTCCGGATCGGTCGTCTTGGAATGCTCCATTTCATCCCGGAGCGTGTCAGGTAACCACGGATTGTCCGAATAGTTGACCTTGACGGTAATGCAATTGGGAGGCGGATTCAGCACGAACCGCTTGTAGGTCTCGTCTGTCTCCAGCTCCGGGTTGAAGGTGATGATGATTTCCGAGTCCTGCTTTCGGATGGTCGGGATCAGAATGTCCCAGGAGCGTTTAGAGACCGTGGCCGCTTCCTCGATCCACACCACGTCCACGCCTTCAAATGATTTGATCTTGGTGGGATTGTTCTTCAGGCCAATAAAGCTGAACTCTGTGCCGTTCTTACCGTATATCTTGGCTTGCTGGGCGTCATAGAAGTCCGATAGCCCTAGCGCGTCGATCTGATCAGACAGCAGCTTATGGACTGATTCCTGAATCGAGTCCTGAATCTCGCGCGCGCAGAGGATACGCAACGGTTTCGACGCCCCCAGAAGCAACAAAGCCCGAGCCACAGCCCAGGACTTTGCGCCGCCTCGCCCGCCATAGAAGCACTTATAGCGGGAAGGCTTAAAAAGAGGTTGGAACTTGTCGGGAAACTCGATATTCACTTGTCCGTTCCGACGAAGCTAATCTTGATGTTCATATCGGCTTGAATGGCACCACCGTCCGGCCCTTGCATGGTCTGCTCGACCTTCTCCCCGTACTTCTTGGGCTTGAGCTTGCTGGCAATCCATTTGCGCGTGTCGATGCGCAGGCGTTTATCCGCCACGTCGCCTGAATCCACACCGCCTTTTTCGTTCAGCGCAGCCGGTGTATCAGCAATATCAAGAATGTCTTCAACGAATGCGTCAGACTGAATATCCTTCGCCGCCTCGTATTGCTTCCTAAACTCATCGTTTTCCCTTAGCCAGCGGAAAATCGTCGTCATTTGAGGCGACCAATCCTCGCGGCAAATGCGACGCATACTCCACCCATCCGTAATATGCGCACAGATGGTGTCCGCCAGTTCCGGCGTGTAATCGGTCGGCCTTCCTCCAGCCATACTTTCCTCTTGCGAGTATTGAACCTGTCTATCCCTGACAGTAGGGTTTCTACCTAGACTTGCCGATTGTAATACTCAGTGAATGGCCCGCTATTACGCTGGATGCCGAACATACTGCCTACCACATCGGTGTTGTTGTTATTCACCGCCTCACATCTGAGCCATACGTCTGTAGTGGCTGTGTAGGAGATGAGCGGGCATCCGTCTGCCTCGTGGCGATAGGGCTGCGTGGTCGTGCAGCTCACCTGCAATCCCTTGATCAGCCGTCCTGACGCACTCTGATTGCACAGACTGAATTTCGCCGAGCGATCCACCGTATCCGTCCGGTTAATACAGAACATGATCGAAATCAGGTCGAAACTCGATCCTTTCGGCACCGTATAAAGGCTACTACGCTCGAATCCTACGCCTGGCGTCAGGTATTTGTAGGTCGCCCCAGCTCCGCCCGCTAATCTCACTGAGATATTACCAGCATTATTATCACCTCGCGTGCCGCTGGTTACCACTATCAGAGTATTCACGCGGAGAACTGGCTCGGGTAATGCGACTGGCGTCAGGCCATTCAATGCTAGGACGATGCTCTTAGCCGTGTAATCTGACGTGAGATAGCCGATCACGACCGTTCTAGCG